TGGTGGTATCACTGCTTATTTGCGGCTGAGGAGGCAGCGTCGTGCCAGGGCTTGGGGCAGGAGGTGTCTGAGTTGAGTCAGAGCTTGTCTGCACTCCGGTTCCGTCTGGATTAGGGCTTTGAGCTGTGGGAGCTACGGCAGTGCTCACAACCTGGATCTGTTTAAACGTCACGGTAAAACGGCTCATAAACCGGCTGTCACCAGGCTGCAGCGCACGGAAGCTCTCAATGATATAATTCGTCAAAAGACCGTATGGTGTTTGGATTGTCACCAACTGCCGGTTATTGCGCATGTTTAAAAAGAAATTGCAAGCGGCCTGCTGATTGGTCTGAACTGTCCCGAGATCGCTGATCAGTGAAAAAAGGCTCTGGAGATTACTGATAACGCTAGCTGATTGTGCATTGCTCTCGGCAATATCTGAATACACCTGACCATCTTGAACATTAAAGACAGGGACGATATCTGTTAAAGGGGCAAGAGCTAGAATTGTGTTGATGATCGGATTGGTGCCGGCACCGATGATATTTATTAATTCTCCCTCGAATCCCTTCAACGTGAATCGAATAGGTTTTAACGCGACGTGATCTTGAATGGCGTAATTTTGCTCAACAAAGTGATCTGTCGTATCGCTATCTACAATGAACTCCTCATCGTCGATGATGTGAAAGACAAAGCCCGAAACGCCAGGAGGCGCACCGTTAGGAGAGACAATAAACCCGTTGACCACGCTGCCAATCAGATTAGCAGTGGACTGAATGGATGAAGCTAAGGATGAATTAAGATTTAAGTTAATTGTGCCCATCTTTTAATAATTCGCTAACGGGTTCTGATCACTGGCTGTCTGTAATTTCTCCTGGTACCAGTTATCGTATGCCCTCATGTTATTCTCAGCTGAGTCACCGTTGATCGTGACGTTGTTGTGCATGGTAATGTCACGGCTGTTGTCGGTACCACCTAGTAACGCGCCAGCGATTGCGCCGGTACCTGCGGCTGTCATAGCTGCAACTGCCCATCCTGCTGTTAAAGGATTAGCCATTGCTGTGGCAATTGTGGCTGCAGCAATCACTATAGCCTTGATTGCCATCACTGACATAATCCCTGCAATTATCCCTAACACAGCTGATAAAATGCGAGAGTTGTCTAAAAACTTAATCATGGCATCTAACCCTTTTAACATGTTCCCTACAAAGGAATTCTCGAGGATGGCACCCATGTCATTTAACAATATTTTAAAATCATAGCCGGTCTGTTTAATTTGTTTCCAAAACTCTTTCATTGAATCAAGGCTTTTTTGAGATGATGTATATGATGTGTCTATGGTATCCAACATCGGAATGAGTTGGACAAGTTCTTCAGGAAGGCCGAATTTTGAGAGCATCCACTTTTGCTCAGGAATTGACATTCCCTTTAACTTATCGCTTATAGCCGTAATTATCGAAAATGTATCTTTGGTTTTAGTTGGGTCAATACCAAAAGCTGCAAAGAATGCTCCTCCCTCACCAGTTCTTACTAAGTTTTCAATGCGATCTTGCAAAGCATTGACAGTGCTCGCCATTACCCCTGTTGATAAACCGGCCTTCTGAGCAGCTAAATCCCAGGCTTGAAGTTCTTGAGAAGATAATCCAGTTAAGGCTTGAAAATTATTTAACACGAGAGAAGTCTTGCTGGCAGCATCCATTATATTTTTAATACCATCTAATACTCCAGCAAGTCCTGAAACCGCAATAATGCTTGAAAGGTTTAAATCTCCTATATCATGAATAAAATCACGGAGCTTTGTTGTGTCAGCTTTAAATATTAAGCCTACGACTAATTCACCGATTTCCATCTTTCATCTCCGCTGCTATTTGATAAGCCATTGCTTCATAATCGCCTATAAATTTTTCATATTCAAGCGCTGTAATAACGTCTTCTGTTTGTTCTTTTAAAACTTCGCCTGGCTTGCATCCCCATATTTTTGCCAATTTTATTTTAATTAAAATCTTTTGTGGGGCTGTTATTTTTGTTTTTGGAATTCCTTTATTTTGCTTTCTAAACCCGAGAACGCTGAGATAAGGCTTACGAAAAAAGGGGTTAGATTATACTCCAATACTTCTTTTAGGACTGGGAGATAATCACACCTCGCTTTCTCGTCCTCAAAGACATCATTGTTAATGAGCTTGACCTTGTTATAAGTAGTCCTAGCTAGGCATGGCTTGAGCGCATTTTTGATAGTTGGTGATAGTTTTGCTCTGGTAAAAAGGTTCTTGAGGACATTAACGTGGTCATCCTTGCTTGTCACGTTGATGCTCTCGACTTCTTTAAGTACCGCGTCTAACAGTGCATCTGCTTCCTCAAATGAGGCCATCGTGATGTCCAGCTCGGCCCCTGAGCTCAATGTGATAATTTTACCCATTGCCTTATTCTCCTTATTCGATTGATCTGTTGATGGTCACAAATCGAATATTCCAGATCACCACAGCCTGCTTGGTTTCGCCACTCTGGTTTTCCAACACCTCTGGTTGTTTCTTGAATGAACCGCCCTGGCCTAAATAGACGATTGTTGTCGGTGCATCCCCACTGCCATCACCAAGGAACTTGTCAAATTCTAAGGTCATTAATGGGAATGTCGCTGGGCTATTGTTATACGCGGATAACAAGGCATTTAAGAATTTGTCATCAGCGCACCCTGCTAACAGGCGCATTTCCAGCTCGCCGTTTAAGCCCTTGGGCATGTAGGCAATGATTGAGTTGCCGTCCTTACCCGTGGACTGATTTGACAGGTCGTTGGGGAAGGTTATCTTAGCGTTGTCCTCGTCGGCAAATCCTGTGATGAGGCGACCGTTTATCTTGATAGCATCAGCGGACGTAACATTGATCATGTTTTTATCTCCCTTTTAATTTTTTATATTTCTTTTATGGTACAACGTTTACGACCATGCCAACCTGATGAACGGCCCCTGCCTCAAGCCCTGCAACTTGAACTAACGGGCTGATACGATTCTGCCGAAGATTTGCAAGAACCTTGGCAACAGCTTGCGCATAGATATAAAATCCGTACTGCTCTATGTTGCTCAAGAAGTCCTGTTGGCTCCCAAATGTAAATGAGGAGGGCCATTCTCCCGGAGCGAGATATCCATTAGCTACTGCCCGTGTCATCACAAGACGAATTACTGATTTAATAATTGAGATGCCAGCGTCGGTATAAGGAATCTTAGTAGGGACGATGGCTAAGGCGTCAAATACCTCTACCTGTAAGGTCGTGGCTAACCAAATCAAGTTGGTGACCTCATCCATGAACTTGTTGGCACCGTTTGAAATAACTCCCGGGAAGCTCCCGCCATAATAAGCATAACAATCAACACCGGCCGCTGCGCATAAGGACAGGATTGACGGCGTAAGGGTAGGATCAGGCAAAATGCCGCTCAGTTGCTTAAGGTTCTGAGTGATGGCCGTATTCGAACCATTGTAATTAACTGACAACGCCCATGACATATAGGCAGCAGCCATTAACCGGGCATCAAGTGCTGATACGCCGTAATATAATCCACGGGCAAAATATAGAGTGGCCTGCTGAATGTTTAGTAAGGCGCCAACAAGATCAGAAGGATTATTTGTGGGAAGAGCTATGCATTGTTTTCCGGATGCCATGACCGCGGTGGCCAAGGCCACCCAGGTAGAAGGATCACCATAATTCGTGGAGATAATCCCGTTAAAATACACATAGGTTAAGCACCGAGCAATGGCCTGAGCTAAGGTTTCAGCAGCCACAGCTGAAATGGTGAGAGTTAGGCCAGTCCCCTTACCACCTGTGGTAGTGGCAGCACCTGCTGAGAAGCCATGCCCCACATTGCTTATGGAATATGTCAAAACAGCCCCGGTGCTAGGATTAACTGTGAGGACCGTAAGGTTCCCACTAGCCCCGCCAGCCTGAATGACATTGATGCTGTCGCCTACCTGATAACCGGTCCCGGGATTATTTATAGCAAGACCCGAGGCTTCTAAGCACCCTTGCTGAAATTGGGCCACATAAAGCACACCACCACCGGCCAGGATATTCATGGGTTGAGCGAACACCTCCTCAGCCTGTTCATAGGTCTCTGTCTCGGTTCCTACATCGCTGCCAATCGTGGCAGAGTCGGTATAAGGCCGGACCATGTCTCCTTGCGGGTTGACAAGGAAAGGATCAGAGGTGATCAGGATAATATTATTTACGTTGTAATTAGGGACTCCCGTCGGAGTTAGGTTTATGTTGACCTGCACAACGTTGCTGATGGGGACTATACCTTGGGCCATTGTAAAATCTCCTTTTAAGTTATTCCTGCTGGTTTCTTTGTTGCGTCAAAAGTAACTTGCATATTTTTTTGGCTGCCATCAGCCACGGTAACTTGTATCAAATCACCCTCTATAAAATCCGCGCTCTTGATCTTGCCTGCTGCCACCAACACGTTCAAGGTCCAGTCAAAGCGATAGTTGATCTCTGGCCCTTCCTGAGCTGAGGCGTCGATTGGCCCTATCGGATTTCTGGCAATCCTAAAGCCATGCTCGCTTTGCTTCTGTTGGGCATATATAGACGCAATCGCCAGGGGCACGTCATATCTGCGTTCATATGCCTCAAGGTTATAGGACATCAGGTGGACCATGATCTGCTCAAGCGAGTTGACATTCTGACGTTCCTCAAAGTTGCCGTCCTTGTTTATCCCTGTTGAGTTCCTGTTGGCATAAGGCCTGGCACCAGCAAACCCTATGACCACCCACAAGCCCTTATCTTGGGGAAGCACATAGTCCTGGTTATAGTAAAATATCCTGTCATCCTTAAGATGCATTTCTTTCTTTAGGATCTCCCTGACCCGCTTCATGGTATCTATATCTTTGATGATGACGCTCATTCCGTGTCCTCGATGCACCTGTACTCAAAATAACCGTAGGAGCTCCAGTTGGCCTTGGCCATGTTTTTGTACTTCTGGCCGTTCACGATAAACCTATCATTCACAGCCAACTCCAGGCTTGTGAGTGTGTGCACTAAATACCAAGACCAAGCCCTGTAACCTGTAGGCAGTTCTTTAATCTGCTGAGGCGTATATGGCTGAAAAGCAGCCAGAGAAGGTATTTTAAATGGCACCTCCTGCATGCGCCCATCTACCATTCTCCTCTGCATCTTTTCAAAGACCATGCGCTGCATGTTGCGCATCACGGCGCCGCTAAGGTCAGGAAGCCCTGGCGTTGACTCATTCAGCTTTTTGTTGCAAGCGTTGATTAACTTGACCATGATTCAGCACCATAAAAAAGATCCCTATTTTACGTTGAGCTACCCCATAGTCACCGATGAATGTGATGTCATATGACCCATCAGGATTAGGAGTGACACCCTCGACCGCATGCCCCTGTGCCTCAAATGTCTTTTTAATTAACTCTAAAACTTCCATTACACCACCCGCGACGTTATGGATTTCCTTAACTGGGCTGTGTCAATTAAAATTTTATCTGATCCTTTTTTCGCGATCGTGACTGGGCTTAACGGCTGCCAGTTGAAAAAGCCCCCGGTCTTGAAGCCCTCCTGAACCACGTTCTCCCCAACGATCCCGAGTATCTTATAGCACCCCAACACATCTCCTTCTTTGATCAGCCGGTTAAAGACAGTGGCCTTCTTTTGCACAAACTCAAAGAGATAAAAGCTCAGGGGCATCCATAAGAATGACCGTTTGGGCAGATGCCGGCTGATGCTACCGAACTCATGCTCCGCACCGATCTCCGCGTTGGTCTTGTTTGCACCCAATGCCTTGCTCGGCCTGCCGATGCCCTTGGCGTTACGCTCAGTGGCCATCCTGGGTTTAATAACCGAGCGGTTATGCGGACTGGTGCCTAAAACCCCCACCTGGGCACGGAAGCGTACGTCCATGGCCTTTTGGATCAACAGGAGCCGATCCACGTTGATCTTTAGGTCTAGGGTGCTGTCGCCATTACGCATTAGCTTAAGTTCTGTCATAATGTTCCATGATTCACATTTTTGTTGCACATTAACAATGTTTATGTTAAACTTATTGCATGATTAGACAAACAACTTGCTCTAAGTGCCGTATAAAC